CTCTTTAGCTCTGCTATACGCTGTTCCAGTTCCAACTTTTGAACATGATAGGCAAGGCATTTACACTGCTTACGGAGCTTCTTTGTTTTCATTCGTTTGTCCTTCTTCCTGCACCTTTGCCTTGAGCAAGTTCTTCACTGGTGTCGGCGCTTGCGCCTGCCAGAGCGCATCGGCTGCGAGCAGATCGGCATCTGAAATATCTGCAAGCGCATCCAGATCGCTGTCACTCCACTCTATCGGATCGCCCAGCGGCTTCTTCGTTTGTGCCTTTGGCTGCTGTTTTGCCGCTCGTTTGTTCGGCTGCTGTTTCTTCGTTGCCATTGGTTTCTTCTCCCAGTTCTAGCGTTATTTCAAGATTTTCGGCAACTTTGAGTATAGCATCCTTTTTCGCCTGCCAGCGCATCGCATCCTGGAGATGCTGGAATTTTGTAGCAGATCTCGCTCTCCCACCATAGTAGCGTGCAAGGCGTTTCAGCACGCTCTTGACGTTGCTATAATTGCTATGAGCCATGCGAAGCAGGAGCTTCGCCTCATGCTCTTCTTCGCGTTGCGCTTTGAGCATCTGAGCGACATTCACCGATGATACACACTCTGCTATTGCCTTGCCATCCAATTCGACATGCACAACGGGTCCAGTGAATTGTGGTTCTGGTTGCTGGCCTAACTGGATGCCTAGCTCATCAGCAATCCGACCTATCACCACCTGCACAACCTGTTGCTGAGAGGCTTCTTTGCGTGGTTCATCACCATCGGACATCTCATAGATCGTTGGCTGGTCATGCATGATGTGCTCAAGCACTTGTTTGATCTCATGCGGGAAAAAGAGAACTGACATCGTACCCCCCTACTGTCTCGCTGCTGGTAGCCAGCCTTCACCGCCATAGCGCTCGCGTTGTCGATTCACTGCGGCAACGAATTGCTGTACAGCCTCTTCCGCTGTGGTTGCAGAGGTGAGCAGCGAGAACATTGCATCATCGTCGCAGTCCCAGCTATTCTCGCCCTTGCCGGGAATTGGCACGCCATTTTGCACCTCAATATCGGCTCGCTGGCGGATCGTCGCTCGCGGCCAGCGTGGACGTTTCCAGGTGGCAGTCAAAAGCTTCACCATTGCAGGATACTCGCCTTCCGGCATTGGGATGGAGACGGCAACAGGCTCTTGCGCCACCTCGCTATACTGCTCTCGGCCAAGCAGGAAATTCGGCACATTGAATGAACTATCACGCCATTTCGGGGTGCGCTTATTCCATTCATCCTCATTTGACCAGACTTTCCACCAAAGAGATCCATTATGGATAGCAAAACTGGTCTCTTTCGCGCGCCAGTCCTTCGCTTGTTCCCATTTTCGTAGCCAGGGCCACCGCTCAAAGGTGACGTAGAGGGCAAACAGCCAGGGAGCAAAGCTTAAACGTAACTGGTCCTCCATACCGCCAACCACTATGCTTATATGAAAGTCATGCGCTGGGATACACCACTCAACGCCAATGACCCCTTCAGGACGGCGATGCAACCAGGCGCGACCGTGTTGCCACACACCGCGCAAGGCTCCTCTTTCTTTCTTCAAATTCTGCCAGTGCCACCACCAGCCTCGCTCTTGCTCTTCTTCTTTCTTTGTTGAATACATTCTTTTTATTCCTTTGCCTTTAAAGCATCTATAGTGTTTTTAATGATCCCATAGAGTTGATCATCAATACCGAAACGCTCTTTATTGACCTCCAGCCCTTTCGTGATATCTGCCTGGCTACGTGCCGAGGACGCCAACCAATCACATACCATCTCGACAAGTTGAACCAAATTCATATCATTGATGCCCTGCTCAAAATGCTCAGGATGATGGTCATTGGCTGCATAGTGATGTGCAATAGCAGGCTGGATCGTATCGAGAGCGGCTTTAAATTCAGGAGACCCGTAGGCGTACTTCTGAAGCTCTGGAAATGCTTCTTCGTATGCTTCGAACTCCTGTTCAGAAAACTTCGAGTTGTCGTGGATCGCCGCTCTCTGGGACAGCCCATGTGCAACAAGCAGCATATTAGGTGGCGACGCGCCGCTTATGGTCAACGAGATCCTTTATATAATCACTTGGCATAGCTCTTCTGTCCTTATCCTATCCATACTTGTACGTTGTCATGATTCTTGTAGCCCTGCTCTTCTGGATATTGCCGTTTCAACTCGGCAATAGCGGCTCGCTTTGCCAAGTCATCGCCGCCTGCCAGAACTTGACCGGTCACTGCCTGGCTATCGAGGGGCACGTCACCAACTTTGCGCTTGTCGATGTGGGTGACTTTGCCGTCGACGACCGTTGTTTTCGCGATGATGGCAACGTAGTTATAGAGCATTATCATTGGCTCACCGCCGGGATTGTGTCTTCCTGGCTCAAGAACTGCTGACGCTCAATGCTCGCCTGTTGCGCTTTTGCTTCTTTGTCTGTGGCCTCCTCCAGTTCCGCCAACTCCTGATCTGTCCAGCCTTCTTGTTTCAAGGCCAGCGGCAGCGGGACGCCAGCATCTACAGCCGCTTTCACGCCATTCCATATAGCTTGCTTCTCTGTGGCAGCCTCCAGCTTCGTCGGCGATAACAACGGACGTGGAACAATATCCATCTTCAACTTGCCAGCAGCATAGCTCTCCAAGTCAAATGGGGTGAATTTGGCCTGCTGAGCAGTGAGCGATCCCCCCCATGCACCATCATTGGCACGCATCCCGCCTATCGCGAGCGCCATCTGGAAAAGCTTGATTGATTGGGCATCGTAGACAGCGCTGGCTTTCGTGACACGGCTCGCCACATCGCCAACGAGCCGTTGAGCAGCCGGTCCGGTAACTTGGCTCATGGATCGCAACTGCTCGTACAAGGTCAACTCAGGATGATCGCGCTCGATCTCGGTGCGTAGATCGGCAACGAATTTACTGACGCCAGCAAAGTCCAGGTTGCCAACCAGTGAATCTACACGTCCGCCAGCACCACCTTGCAGCATCAGGACACTTTCGCCGTCAGCAGATGGCTCCTCAAATTCGTTCGTTGCTCCACGCTTGGAATTGTTAAAGATCCTGGAGATAAGAGAGTCTGTCCATAGCACTGACGGCGCTCCCACGATCTTATGAATTTGATCGTGGATATGCGAGGTCAAGTTGTTTAGCTCATCCAGCTTGTTGAGGCTACCTGCAATAGCCGGTTTTCCATAGATGGTTCCCCCGTTTGAGTGCCTCACCCAGACAGCAGGAACAAAACCATAGATATTTTCGATCTCCGCTCCATTGCCGTAGTCATACAGCGAGCCATTGCGATAGTATCTGATGGCTTCACCATCCACCTCCTTACGATAGAAATACATACCCTCCTCATCACAGGCTGGATACTCCAATATGTATGATTTGACGTGACCTGCTGAATCAATATCCAGATCGCAAACATGCCCCGGCCAGGGAATGTTTGCAGTCACTTTTCTATGGTCCAAGTCATCGATGATTTCCACCAGAACGCTACCGAGTGCTGCGCCATACGTAACCATCAGGGACATATTGCTCTGCCAATCCGACCACTGCCAGAACTGTGCGGCAGCAGCTTTGACCGATGGGGGTGTATCCTCGCTAAACGGGATAGCCAACGGGATGCTATCAGGCAGCGCCTTGCCATCCTCGCTTAGCACACCGGGATACACGGTTCCGGCGTAGAACTCGACTAGGCGCGTCGTCGAGTTGTAGATAGAGCGGATATTACGATAGAGGTTATAATCCGCTTTATATTGCTGCCATACAGGGGCCGCAAATTTATCGAAGATCGAATTATCATAATAAGCCCAGAGCAGAGCATAGGCTTGCGCACGCAACTTGAAACTGTTTTGCTGCCCAGCGCTAGCAGGATCATCATAGACGCGGCGTGCTGCTGCAATACCTGCCTGAAGGCCTGTATAGATACTATTCATCAGTCTCGTGCTCCAACTAAAAATGCTCATCTCAATATCCTCTGTAACCGCGAATGGCCTGAGCGATGTTGCGGTCCAGTACTCTCAACTCCGGCGTACGTACGATCGTGCAGACCATGCTAAATGGGTCAACCTGATCATCGTTTGGCGCTTTCGGAAACTTGTAAATTTCCGAGCGGAAGTCTTCGAGCCAGGGAGCGCCTTTCAAAAAGTAGACCTTGCCTGCTTCCTGATAAATCGAGGCTCCTGTGGCACGAAGCACCTTGTCGCCTTTGGGGTGGAACTCCAGGCAGGGGATGCCTTCAGTTAAGAGATCCTGACCGATAGCACTCTGATAACCGACATCCTCGAAATAGAGCGCACGATACCGATGAGAGTACCATGTCCGATAGATGAGTCGGGCTTGCGCTTTCTGCTTCGGGATCGACCAGTGGCCGCGCCACACATCGAGCAACAATACATCATTGGTTGGTGTAATGGCCCAATGCGCAAAGACCGTGTAGTCGTTCGACTCCTTTTCTTTGGCGGCAACGTCCGAGGTCGTGACTTCCCAGCAGCTCTCTACCGGGATGGCCTGGATGCCAGATGGTGTGATGAGTAAGTACACATCCCGCTCGGGCGAGATCATGAAAAGCCGCTCATTGCTTTTGTTGAACACATAGCCACCAGGCGGCACCGGACTCTGTTGATGTTGAGCAGAATACATCAACACACCCATACTGGCTTTGAGCGTCGCAAGCACGTCAGGTGGAAACTTTGCAGGCCAGAGCAACTCGCCCTCTTCAGTACGTGGATCGCATCCCTTCCACACGCTTTTCTCATCCCACTTGATGTTCGTGAAGCATTTGCGGGATGACTCATACTCAGTTGGAAGGTTCAAATGCTCCCACCCTTTGAGATTCCCTAGAATGTGGCCGCTGAGATCCTCTTCATCCAATCGCTGGCCAGTGACAACCATTGCACCGTATTTCTGGTCATTCAAGCGAGAGAGCCAGGTTGCACCAAACCAGTGTTTTGTCGTTTCGATATCAGCTCGACTTGCTTTGGCATCGTTGGGGTCGTCGATCAGCAGCCGTGAGCCGCGCTTTCCGATTCCTTTT